TCATCACCACCCAATCTATCTGGTTCTGAAAATAAAATAGGTAGAACAATTACACCTGCACCTTGAGCGCTTAGTTGTAATATTGTATCGGCAAGTACATCTCTTTTCCAAGGCCATTGACCATTCTTTTCTATAGACTTTTCATCTATAGTAATTACTACAATGTCTTTTGAGATTTCTTTTTGTTGAGATTGAAAAAGTAGGTCAAATGATTTTAACCTTAGAATTTCTTTTACCTGTGGTTCTTGTAACCCTATCCAAGTAAGGGCAAACAATGTCACAAAGGCAAATGCCCAATTGGTAAAAATCTTCTTCATTACTTTTATTTATCCTAGTTTTGATTAACAGTCATTGTACACCAAGCAGCACCACAAAATAATGTAGAAGTATAATCTAAATTATTACCGTTTTGATAGATATAGAAAGAACTACCTGTGCCTGTACCACCTGATATGTTCAAGTCAACTTTATTATCATTACCATTCTGTTTTATTTCCATAGTGGCACCTGAAAAGTTATTAGGTGTTAAATCAATAACATTATCTACTCCGTCTTGCACTATGTTTAAAGAATTGTTATTGCCTGATAATGTGGCATTAAAGTCATTTGCTATTGCTTTAGTGGACAGAGTTGCGAAACATAAAAACAATCCAAACCACAACGCCACAATAAACCAATTGTTTAGGTCTTTATTGATTCTGTTGAATGTAGATTTGATTACTGCCTTCGCCAAGTGTATAATCCCTAATTTCTGTATCTTGTTGTGTAACATTTATTATGTATCCATTTTCTTGGTTTAATCTTAATACTATATTATTCCCAGCTGCGTCTGTTCTTGTCCAAACCCACTCAGGACTTTCATCTAATAAGATAACACCAAATTCATCTCTACCTGTTTTTCTTTTATCTTTACCCTTATCAAACTCACTTCTCATTTGTAAAGCAAGTTGTTTGTTTAGTTGGTCTAAAATATCAACTAAAAAATTCTGTTCTAAGAAGTCAATGTCTAATGCTGTTGCGTATTCATCTTCTTCGGTTTCTAATAAGTCAACATCTAATTCATCAAACTTTAAGAAGTCAATATCTAAAGCAGTAGCAACACCATTTAATATCTTATCTTGTTTAATAGCATCCATTAATTTAGCAGGTCTTCTCACAATTAATAAGTTATTAATTAAATCTTCATCTAAATCTAACAATACTGGTTTTAAAGGACTACTTTCAGGTGTATCTACTTGTGTTGCCTGAAATGCCTGATTTAATATAACTTGACCTGCGTCACTCTCAACTGATATTTCTCCGACAAAACAATTGCCATTTGTATCACAACTTGGTAATAATATAATGGTAGATGAACCTAACTCATCAATGGTCATAGCAAAGTCTGTACCTCTAACTGACACGGTTGCTGTAGGTGTTTTAATACTTACATTTTGTGCCGAGTTCTTTGCAATCTGACCACTTGCATATCTAACTGTACCTAAAGTTGCCTTTAAGGACAACTTACCGGTGTTAGTATTAGGGTCATAAACAAATTCATCTATGATAAGTTTAGAATGTGAAGTTACATCTACTCTAGTATCATCTACAAATTCAATTGCAACTTGGCCTTTACCAGTCTTAACTGTGTCATAAGAGAAGACATCAAGGTTCTTTTCTACTCGAACCTCTTTTTTGTCTTCTCTTTCAATAACAGAATTACCTTTACTTAATGTAACACCACCAATAGAGTTGGCGTTACCTTTTGTTGGTAAAATCGTAAGGGTTAAGAGTATGCACCCAATTATAAAATTTAATAGTCGCATAAATTACCGTTCCTGAATATAATAAAAACAATATCAAATCCATATTAATCTCTCTGTATAATACCAATAGTGTGGTTATCACCACTAGTTGTTAAGTTTATAATGTTATCGTTTACACCCGATTGTGTAATATCAACATCAGCAATACTGCCTGTGTGTGAGTGTACTAATGTATGTCCGTTAACATCACCGTTTCCGTCTATGTCAATTAAGTAATTGTTAGTATCACCATCAATTGTTATAGTTAATACTGCACTTGTACCATCTATTGTTGCAGCTACTGTGTTACTGTCTGAACCTGATTGTCCTACAATATCCACATCTGCGCCAGAAGCGTCACTTGTTTCTCCTATGTCTAGGTCAATATCGTTTGATGAACCTGTGAAGTTAATTACTGCATTTACACTTCCACAAGATGAGTTACCGCCTGTACTATCACAATTTAAATCTACATCATTTGAATCCCCAGCTAAATTAATAACACCTGTGTATGAAGCACCATTAATTTGATAAGTAATCACATTTGAACCACCAACTTGGTCGATATTCAAATTTGTTGTAGCACCTGTAGAAGTCGAAGCTGTTCCAGATGAACCAATTGTATTATTTTGTCCGTCTTGTAATACATCTAATGTTAAGTCAGCACCAGATTGTGTAACATATATATCGTTGGCACCTACTGGACTCATAATTATAAACATAACAAAAGTAATATAACTTGTTATTTTTTTCATAGCTTTTTGTCCTTATATCTACTCTTTATGAATAGTCTTGTTTGTTTTTTCCTTTTTAAATTTCCAAAATCCTTGTTTCTCACCTGAATTTATCAGTTCTAAAACTGCAAACTCGATAGCAGTTCTTATTGCATAATTAACAGGCTCATTTATTGCTACACCTGTTTCTATCTCTAAAGCCTTTGTACCCATGTCTAAGAACCTGAATACATCACCGCCTGTACTGTGACTTGCAATAGTCTTAGTCACATTTGTTGTTAATAATATTTCACCAGATTGTACTGAAACAATCCTCATTGCAACTGTCACTTGGTCTACTCTGTATTGGTCACTAATACCAATACCAAAGTACCTTGCACCTGCACCACCTGAAGAAGTGTTACTATCGTAGCCAACAATACCACCTTCTATCAATAAACCTGCAAACAACATAGGTTTTAATACATTTTCTATCTTCGCTTCACCATCATATAAATCTCTTGTACTTCTAATCAATTGTCTTTCTTTGACTAGATTATCTAAACCGTTTCTTTCAACAACTTGAAACCAATCACCATTTGATACTGATTTCAAAGCACTAATAACAAATGCGTCACTACCTTGTGTGACTGCTGTTGATAACTGAGAAAACTTTGTACTTGGTTTTCTTTGACCAGTTAAATCCATAAACCTATAAACTGCAATGGTAATCTTAGGTTGACCATCTAACTTAGGTATACTTTTTAATAATTCATTTGTTGGAGTTCCCTCAATGTATGGTAAATCTCCTTTAAATGTATTACTATCTTTATAGTTAGCAGCACACCCACTCAACACTATACCTAATATAGTAACCATTAATATTCTAAACACTAATCTCTCCTTGCGTCTTCTTTGCCGTCTGCCCTACTAATTCTTTCTTCGTCCTGTCTTAAATTTAATGCGTCTGATATTTGTATGTCTAATTTAATCATATCGTTATTCATGTTCTTAACTCTATTATCTAAACCCATAATAATACCATGCATACCTTTTACTTGGCCCACTACAGACTCTAAAATGTATTTTATAATCAAAAATATAAAAAACCCCATAACAAGTGAAGCTGCGACAGGAAGACCAAACTTACTTAATATTTCAAAAAATAGGCTCATATTAGAATACGAAATCTCCTATTGGTACACTCATAGTAGTAACTGTACCGTTCTCATCTGTTATCGTTAATGTAATAATTTCTGTTGTAGTATCTTTAACCCAATATATGGTTGCACCCTCAACTGTAGATGTACCACTTGTTGGACATGTTGTTGTTTCACTATCACAACCTGTACCAAACATATTATCAACTAACTGTTTAGATAAGTTGGCATAAATTCTACTCTCCACATTAGCAATAAACTTATTAATTGTGGTGTTCTTTGCCTCTCTTTCAGCGGCCGCAGCTACTGATTTAGCCTCATCTTCATTTGCTTTCTTTCTTTGAGATTGCAATTGGTCTATAGATAAGACATGATTCGAGTACCCATTACCACTAAAGGCTGGGTTTTTAAATTCATGTACTAAATCTGACGCTAGTATTGATGTATTCAGGAGGGGTAATGTAAAAAGCACTACTAACACCATAGCTTTTAATGATGTTTTCATACGGATATTTATAAGAAAGAGTCAGTTAGTTGACAGAGTTCCTATTTTTTCTTCTTGGAATTTTCTCGGAGGGTAAGTACGGTGTTAAGTTTAGACCTTAATCTAATTAAATCATTGTCTAACATTCTAATTCTGTCTATCAAAGCAATCAGTACACCGTTCATTTCGCCTAATTTTACTTTAATTTGTGTTGTAATATAGAGATATATAAAATAAACAAACCAACCTAATCCAATAGCGGCCAGCGTTGCAAATCCATATCTATTTAATATGTCTACTATGTCCATTACTCAGACTTTTCACTTGGCTCATAATATTCTTTATAAGAATCTAGTGTTGCACCTTGTTTAATAATGTATGCTCTTATTTGTGCAAAGTTCTTTGCTAATATTTCATAGTCATCATCTGATAGACCAAAGAGGACAGGATCCTTACCATCTTCTTTCATTTTGGCAAAGACTTCTTCAGCATTATCGGAAGTTATAATAATCCAGTTCAACTTCTCCATATTTGGAGTAGTTGGTTTCTCTAAGTTTAGAGGTACTCTTTTTACTTCCGTCTTAAATACTTCTAGTTGTTTTATACTACTACAACTAGTAAGGAATATAAGAAGGATTGGCAAGAGAAATACACTCTGAATTGATTTCAGATTTCTTCGTAGCATTCTTTTCCTTTTCAGTTAACTCTGCACCCATTGATATCTCTACACAACGCTGAGCATTATCACTAGCTTTATTAATTACTTTCTCTATAGTTTTAGTTCTTGCAATAGCAAGGTCACCAATATCTCTCTTCTTACCAGACGCATTTGTCTTATTAAACTTATCGTCTAGTGCTGCCAGTTCTTTGTTAAGTGTATCATTAAGAGCTGTCATTTTTTTATTCTGTGTGAGTATGGTGTTGAAGTCTTTTGTTTGTTGTTGTATCACCGCTTGTTGTGATGAAACGGCCTCTTCTAGTTTGATTGCGTTCTCTTTTAGTATTGCGTTATCAGCTTTCAGTTTATACATGTAAGCGACACCACCTGCTAAAGATGTTACCATCAAACCAACCATTACTAGTTTAGCCGTTCCAAACATAATTTATTTCCAGAATTTTAATTTAGATGAAACTGCCACTAAGTCTTCAAACTTCTCGTTGACATACCAACCTAATATAAAACCGATTACTAAACCTATTGTTAAAAACATATTATTTGTCTCCTATTTTAGTGTTTCTTTTTCTATGACCATTCCACGCAACAAAACCACCTATTCTTAATGACCAGTATGCTAGATAATTCATAAGATAAAAACCATTTATTTCAATGTTGATATCTCTAAAGATTTCATCTGCTCTTTTTTGTGATATAACACCAAGTGTTTCTTTCTTACCATGTTTTAATAGTGTTTGATACTTGTAAGCATAATCATGTACAAGTCCACCTATTAAAAGTACACCAACTGGTGATAAAAATGGGTGTAAGAATTTTGGAATACTTGCACCGTCAAATTTAAAACCTTTTGGAATAACATATTTTTCTCCGTTTAAATCATAAACAAAGTCTTTTGCAATTTCCCAATGTCTAGTGCCTAACAACCACATCAAAATCATTTTAAAGAAACCTTTACCTTTTGTTCTGATTGGTATAGGTTTCATTAAAGGGAATTCACTATATGTAAATGTATAACATTTTGATTTCTTTTTATCAAAAAGATTGATAATAAATCCAATAATGATTAGTGCAATTAAAACTGACCATTGCCAAAATTTCATTGCTAATGCGATTACTATTTCCATATTTCTCCTATTTCTTTATAATTCCTTTTTTGACTAAGTGTCTATGTAATGGTGTTCCCTTTACATCTTTACTTGCTTTGATACTACGAACACCCTTAGGTGGAGTATCTCCTAAACTGGCAATTGGGGCTAAATGTGATACGCCACCTTGTCTTATGCCGGTGGTACCTATGTATTCTTTAAACTTCTTCATCAAATTGTCCAGCGTGAGGTGTGTTGTCTTGTAAAGCTTTAATAAATTTATCGTGAAATGTTTGTTTTTTTTTTACAACTTTAATTTCTTCTTTTACAATGCCACTTCTCTCATCAATCTTGTCTTCTAGTTTGTTAAGAGTTTCATTAATACCTCTTAATACTACATTGTTGTTGTCAGAGTTTTCTTTAACATTACCACCTATCTTTTTCATAATAACTCTTTTTAAAACATCTGTAACATCTTTTTTCTTTTTACCATTTGGATTCATATCAACACCACCATGAGCGACTGCGTTTGTTGGAGCGTCTTCATCCATTTTGTTAATGATTTCATCAATCATTTCTTTATAATGCTTTGGCATAATTATCCTCCGATACTAGTTCGCCATCTTTTTCATATATACTCATACCAAAACAAGTCATGTATGGTTTATCATCTATCTCTGGCATTTCTCTTACTTCATTTAACATCATATTATATAAATTTTCTTCTTTGAGATATGTTATTACAGCAGACTCAATTAAATCTTTATGCTCTGCCATAGATTTATCTTCTTTTATCAATAAAGCCAAAGCAACTCCGAATGAGCCTAATCTACTACCTAATCCTACTTTCTGTAATATTCTTTTTAAATTGAATACAAATCTATGTAACATTGTATAGTGTTTTCGGTCACTACCTTTTACTTCTTTCATTTTTCTTAATGACTTACCATCTTCGTCAATAATACCTAAATCAAAAGCCTTAAACTTTTCAAAAGGTGTTACCAACATCTTTACGACACGGTAAGTAATTATTAAATCAATTGCTCTACTCATAGTTTCTTTAACATTTCCTCTATGTTCTTATCTGTTTCTACATTATTTAATTCATGTGGATATAGATACTCCAGATAATTCAAACATGTTTTTAATATTGACCAATACTTTTCATCAATCTTATATAGTAACAATGTTATTGCCACTTCAGCACTAAAAACATTTTGTAATACAACAAGGTGGTTTAAAATTAATCGTATTTTAATTTCACCTGTTACATCATACTTACGAAATAACCTTTTAAGATATTTAAATCGTTTAATGTCATCATAGAACTCTATCTCTGTTTCTAAAGTAGGGTTATCATAATTTTGTTGAGCAAACAACAACCAATTATCTTTGGTTATCTCTTTGAACATATAAAGTCTATACTAATTTAGCAAAGACTTTAGACGAACCGTTTTCTAGTGTTTCAAAACTAACTTCTAGTTTTAAACCACCTTCTTTTTTATGAGATATACCATCATCATTAATATCGGAACCGTCCACATCTTTACCAAATCTTCCTCCGAACTGACTTACTTCACCCATAACCGAACCTTTAGTACCTTCCATTGCTGGCAGTTTTACTTCTAGTCCAATTGTTTTCAGTTTGTTTGTAAGTTGTTCAACTGCAGCTGTAGGATTTAAATATTCCTGCATTGCAATAGAGCCAACAAACGCATTTACCATTTCTAATACCTTAGGGTCATGTATATTGTGAGCACCAATGTTACCATCTTCTACAGAGTTAACTTCAGGTGTACCAACAGACATGTCTTCGTTAACATGTTGTTTAAAAGTTTTCATCTCTTCTCCTGTTAAGTCTTCTTCGAAATCCTCCAAAGACTTTTCTTTAATATGTTGTTTTAAAGTTTTCATTTTTTCTTCTTTTCGTTTGACATTTCAATGAGTTTATTTACTTGTTGAATAGCACCATTGATTGCATTTAAGTTTGCTTTCATCTGTGCCATGTCATTTGTTATTTTATTAATTTGAGAATTCATTTTATCAAAATCTGCTTGTAAAAGTTGTTTCTCTTCGTTCAATTGTTCTATTGATATAGTCATAATATTTCCTTAATTTATTAAGCAACTGCAAAATCGTAGCCGCCGATTACATTCCAATTTGAATTCTTAAACATCAATGTTACTGTTTCACCAGGTGCATTTAATGTAACTGTAGTTCCACCTCTTAAATTAGAAGGTGTGATTACAATATCATTAGAACCTGCTGTTGATACATTAATAATTGTTTTAACTTGTCCATTTGCACCGTCAGCTAATGTACAAGGCGCAGCTGCTGAAGTAGCATTTACCTCAGTTACCGGATTTGTAATTTCAATTGCTGTTGATGTTGAACCATCACCTGTGATTGCTTGTGATGTTGAATTCAATCCAATCCATGTTGGAATGTTATTAAATACATCTTCAGCTGTGATTTTTTTATTGATTGGTGTTCCACTTGGGTCATCTACTACATGAAACAAGTCAACGCTTGCTAAACCGTCACCAAGGTCGGTTAATTGCGTGATTTTTTTATCTGCCATTTTATTCTCCTGTTAACCCCTTATGGGGAATTCTACTGTAGGTAAATTCCTACATCACTTTGTTTATATTATTTATACAAGTAGAGGCGACCCATTTCTGAGCCGCCTCTAAAAGTGTTACTAAGCAGCGTTAGTTAATACTGATAGAGTTTCGTGTTGAACTCTACCTGCTCTGCCTCCAGAACCAGTAGTTTTCATGTTCCAACCTGCATGTGCAGCTCCGTCAGCGACTTCGCCGTCTGCATAGTTGAATAGACCAATAGTTTGGCCTGTAATAAAGTTATCTGCTGTTGCGTCTTCAAACAAATTTGTTCTATTTGTTGAATTTGTTGCTAACCTAATAGCGGCAACAGCCCATAATGGTGCTCCAGCGGCGCTATCAGCTGATGTTTGCATTGACATATTATTCTCTCCCTTTTAGTTAAATAATCGGTACTCAATTCTTAATATAGTACCACTATTTATAAGGAAAAGGACTAGAAGCCTAGTTTTTTCAACTCGGCGATAGTTTGAGAGGCTGTTTTGAATGTGATACCTGTACCACCTGCTCTATTAAATTCAGCAGTATTCTTTTCATAATCATCAATCAGTATAGAACCAGGCGTTGCATAGTTCTTTTTCTGACTTCTCATTACAAGATTGATTTTGTTACTAGGTATTCCAGTATTTTTCATAGCCCATTTCTTCTTGCCTGGAATGCAATTAGGGTCAAATGCATGTTCTACATATGCACTTAGAATATGTGGTTGATATTTCTTAACGAAAGAAAATAGTTTCTTTCCTTCATTCAACCATGGTCCATCAGACCAAAACTTTTTGTTTGCAATGATTGGATCCCATCTCTCTTTTCTTCCTAGTTTAGTCCATTGATTAATTGTAAGACCTGTGGTCTGTTCAATGTTCTTCACAAAGTCAAAGAGTACGCCATCCATATCGAGGTATATTCTTGGTAAATTTTTCATAGTGTATCCTTTTCTTTATTATGCCTTATTATAACACAATGGTACATATAAGGCAAGTAAAAAAGGTCACCTTTCTGTCGCAGCTAGTATTTTATTTGAGGTTTTGTATCTATTTCTGTAGGTTTTGAACCTGTCATAGTAGTTTTTCTTTTCAAGTCTTTCTCATCTTCTTCTTTATTTTTAGGTGGCACTACAGATTCAAGACCTTCTTTTTTATGGTCTTTGTCTTTCATAATAGTTCCATCAGGCATTTTATGAGAACCTTTTGGTACATCTTTTTCTTCGTAAGACGCCGCTAATTTTTTAGGTTTAGTCTTAGGTTTCTCATCATCTTTATCGTAAGCGTCTTCTTCGTTTTTTGGATTATAGCCAGCTACTTGTAATGAATTTTTCCAATGTTCTATACTATCAACATCTTTACTAGAAATTGTATGCATTTTACCATTTTTATCAAAAGCTTTCATAGTATATACACCAGATACTAAACTAACTTTATCTATAACATATACTTTACCTTTGACAGTAATATAATTATTAACTTTTAAAAGGTCTTTATTTTTTTGGCTTATTGTACCATTTGGTTCAGTTATTCCCTCATTTACTTCTTCGTCTTTAGCCTTGTGCATTTTGTCCAGTTTAGTAAAGAAAGCTGTCTTTTCTTTAGGTGTCATTGAACCAATACCTCTGCCTGTTTTTTCTAATTCTTTTTTAAATTTATCTTGATAACCAGACTCTTGTTGAGTTGCTTTTGCTACTACTTCTTCTAGTGAACCTGGTTTGTGTGTTAAATAATCTGACATTTTAGTTTCCTTTTACCTTAGCAGCTAAGTCTTTATCTGCACCGCCCCATGTTCCAGAGGATTTTGTTATGAATGAATTTACTCTAGCGAAAGCCCATTGTTGCTGTGTAGTACCTGGTCGGTGTCCACCTCTCCATGCAGCCATGCCTCTATCGTAAACTTGTTTTAGAATACCATATGGCATTCCAGATTTTTCAGCTTTGTTTTTTAGACCTTCAATTTGTTCAAATATCTTTTTAGCTGGGTGGTCTTCGTTCTTCATTACCTTTTCTAAATCTTTTGCTTGACCAGCATGTGCCTGACTAGCACCTTTTAATTTAGTGACAATCTTTTTAACAGTAGGTGTATCTTTACTATCTAAGTCTTCGTTAGTTCTTTTAAGAACATTCTGAACATCTGGATGTAATGATAAACCTTTTGCAATCTTTTCAATTGCTGCTACAGCACCTGAATAATTACCACCTTTGTATCGTTTATCGTTTGCAACACCATATGCCATTTTAATTTGTTGTGATGTAAACTTTGAAGTGTCTTCTTTAACTTCTTCTTTTTCTTTTGCCACCTTATCTCTAAGATGTTTGTATGCAATACCAACTTGTAGTAATGGTTCACCTGTTTCAGGATTTACCATTTTCTTGGTATCTTTTGCTACAGCTTTTGTTTTATCTGTTTCTGATTTTTGTTTTAACTGTGCAATCTCAGCGTCTTTCTTTTGTAAGTCACCTTTTAATTTGTCAGAGTCATCTGTCTTTTCTTCTTTAGGTTCCTTTTTAGGCTCTTCTTCTTTAGCTTCTGAGATTTCTTCTTTTACACAATTAGGTACTTGTTTACCACCCTTGTCTTTCATACCAACTTGTTTGTAACCTACCCAACAAGCTTCTGTAATAGGGTTGTAGTTGTCCTCGTCAGCGCTTTCATCTATTGTATAATTCTCTGCTCTTACTGTTGCACCATAAAAGTTTTTAAGGTCAGTAGCATACTTATTAAGGTCTGCACCGTTACCATCTATCTTTAAAGCCTTTTGATTACCAGTAATAGTAAAACCTTGTTTTGCTAAATCAGTTGAAGCCTTTGACATATCAGCATGTGAATTAAAAGATACAGTCATCTTTTTGAATTCATGTATCTCTTCTTCACCAAGAATACTCTTAACGGTGTTAACATCTAGTTTCATTAACTTAGCAATCTCAGCTGCTGTCTTACCATCTTTTTGCATTTGGTCTATGTCAGACATTCTACCTTCAGCAAGTTGTTCTTTAACTGCAACTACTGTAGCTGCCATATCGCCTTGAGCAAATGATACGGAACCATCTTTTCTTTTGTATAGATAGAAAGGACTTGTTCCTGGTTTATTTTCAATTTCTAATTTGACTTTATCTGTATTATACTTTGCACTTCTAGTCTTGTTCTTAACTACAAATTTCTTAACAGTAGTACCAGACATCATTGAATTATAAGTGATAGTCATTGTATCGCCTTTTTTCAAACTATCAAATTTCTTTCCGTCTATTTTACCCTCTGTAATTTCTATTTCATTCTGTGTAGCTTCGTCTAGTATTTCTACTTCTTCTAATCTTAATTTTACACCAGCTGGTCTAGGTATATTCTTTTGAATCATTTTGGTCATTGCCATAACTGATAAGAAAGGAATATCTGCCTTGAAAATATCTACAAGACCACTATCTGGAATATTTTTAAACATTTGTGATAGTTTGTTAGCATTTGCAATTGAAATCTTTTTACCTCTCATCACTTCGTATTCTTTTTTAAGTCTGTCGATTTGAGAAGCGCTAAAGTTTTCTTCTAATGTTTCAATTAAATCTGAAATAACATTAATTTTTGCATGTTTAACTGCTACTTGTGTAGGAACATCTAACTTAGCAATCATAGATTTAATACCTGGTGTTATATCTTTTTTGCTTTTAGTTGCCCACACCCTTTTTAAATTTGATAATTGTGTGTCTGTTAAGGTTCCACTTAACCCAAAGTCGTTAGCTTCTGCATTTAATTTGACCTGCTCATAAGCTTCGGCCATTGTTTGTCTATAGTTTGTCATTAGTTGTTTACCTTTGCTCCCGTTCTCCATTGATAACA